CCGCGCCGCCCGCCCCTCCGCCGCCCGAGCCTTCAACATCCACGCCCGGGCCTCCGCCCGCGCCTCTGCCTTCGCCTTCGCCCGCAGCGCCCGCGCCGCTGCCTCCGCCTCCGCCTCCGCCGCCCGCGCCGCCTTTGCGGCCCTTGTCAGCCCGCTCATGCTGCCGTCACCGGCAGAGCTTCACGCGCCCACGCCACGTCCGCCGCGTCGGCTTTGTCGCCGCGCATGGGCATGATTACCGCAAAGGCTTCCGTAGAAAATACTGCGATAGCCGAATTGTCGCCGCCTTGCTTAAACGCGTAAAAGCTTTTGTTGTTGGTGCCCAAGGCTTCCGCCGCCTTTTTGCATTTCATAAGCAATTCAGGATTAAAATGCGACGCCTCGCCGGACACTTCCGCCGGCACTACGCGCGCATAGTCCGGGAATTTTCCGTCAATCAGTTTAAATACCGCCGTATTCCCGCACCACTCCGCCCGCTGCTCAGTCTCCGCCGTGGTGATGACCACCGGCAGATCCGCAGCGCCTTTATACGGCGCTTTCCACGCTAGGATCTGCTTAATGGTATCGTTTGGCACAATGCCGGTAAACGTGCCGGCGTTATCGTCTTTCGCATCATCCTTGGCACAAAACAGCGCGTGACCGTCAGTGGCGCAAACGCGCGTTTGCATTGGCGTGGATTCGATCAGTACCCCATTAAGATAATAGCGAATATCATCTTTCGCCGAAAAGTACGCCGCCGCTTTGAGCTTGTTACGTGAAATGTGGATCGTGGCCATGATTTTATTGTCCTGTAGGTTATTGACGCAGTGCGCGCCCGGTGGCGCCCGCTCGCGCAGGCGCCGCCAGTCGAACACTAGTCTTCCAGCGCCGCGCGCGCGCGTTCGTGCCACCCTGCGTGCCAGTCTGTTTTCTCCGCGTCGATCTCACCGCGCGCATCGCTAATGATCGCGCGCAGTTCGCACGCTTGGTCTTCAAGGTCGATCACGCGCGCGAGCGCTGCCGCCAAGGCGGTATTGCCGCTGGCGTATGCTGCACGTTCCTGTTCTTCGATGGTCATGTTATCTCCTTACCCGTTGACGTAGACCATGCCGCGACGAGCCGGCCAGCGTCGCGCATCCGCGCAATAAGGCCATACCCGCCCAAGCGCATCACGTTACCGCGTGCCGTGCGGTACAGCACGCGCAGGGGTTGTTTATAGTAGTCCATTATGTTAACTCCTTGTTTATATTGATATTAACAATGCGATTATTATGAGCGCGCCACACAGCGCGCCGGTGGCCAGCCAGGCTATTGTGTCGGTCATGCGGTCACGCCCAGGCGCGCGGCCGTTTCCGGTCGATTGGCCAGCAACCACAGTGCGAATTTTTTGGTCATGGCCGCTTTAGCGTACGAGTGTGGCCACGCGCGCGATGGCGCGCGCAGGCTGCTAAAGTAAGGCGCGACGTCAGGCGACGGGTACCAACGTCCGGCACTGTCTTGTTTCCCTATGCTGCGGATAGTATTCCAAGTAAGCATTTTACTTTCCTTTAATGTAGGTTATTGGCGACAATGCGCGCCCCTATGCCCTTTCGGGCATAAGGTCGCGTACTGTTAGTTAAACCAACGCGCGGCCATGCCACGGCCGAACTCGCGCTTGAAACTGGCGCGCAGGTAGTCGCCTGCGCGCAGGCCCTTGTACCGTTGTAAGGTTTCGCCTGTTTCGCTGTTATGGTGCAGTGTTGGCGCCGGCATACAATGATCTCGCTTCCATGCCCATACCGCGCTTGCTAGTACCGCGCACACAGCGCGCCGGTACTCCGTTGGCCAGTATTGCCCGGTGCAATAGTCTATCGTTGCATCCTCGCCTATAGTCAATCGGCCGCTGTACGCGTTTTTACTCGCCGTGATAATATCGTCGCCTGTTATGCTGTCGCGCAGCTCAACGTAGCGCAGCAGCTCGCGCGCTTGGTGTAGGTCTTTGGTAATCGAGCGCATTTCCGATTGATAGCTGGTACGGTCGCCGTAATTGCCGTATTCCAGGCCGGGGCGCTGGTGCGCGAACGTGCGCAGGGAGTCAATAATTTGCTGTTTCATGTTTTTACCTTAATTTAGTTTATTGGCCAACGTTGACCCGATAGCGCGCTAGTGATAGCGCGCTATCAGACTACGCTACAGTATGAAATTCGTTAAGGTATTGGCGTACACGTCGCGCGCTTCACTAGGTACGCCGCGCTCAGTATTCACTATTGTGTATACCGGTTCATAACGGCCGTACATTCTATTCAGTGCCTCACAGCGGTACTTGATGCTTACGTATTCGCCTGCTGCTAAATCGGCCGTGCCGTTTTCGGTGAATACGTGGCTCGCAATGCGCGCGGATCGGAACAGCTTGTACTTGCCGGGATTCTCAAAATAGTCTTTCGGGTTGTACATTTTACTCTCCTGTAGTTTACTAACATGCGCGCGGATGCGCACATGGAGATAGGATTACAACACGTCTAATACGATATTGCAAGTCTTTTTCTTACGATGTGCAGATTATCGCCGATTATTTCACACGCGCGCGCGTCGCTGTCCGGGGCGTATGGGCGCTATAGGCTATATTTCAGTGATTCTCAAAAGTGCTTTGTATTATTTATAGTCCATATAGTAGTAGAGCGGTGGTGGTGCGGCGCCGCCGTAGCCACCGATTTTTCGCCACTGAAATAGTGCACATTTGGCTATCCGGATCGTGGACTAATAATTGTCGACCTCGACCTCGACCTCGACCTCGACCTCGACCTCGACCTCGACCTCGACCTCGACCTCGACCTCGACCTCGACCTCGACCGGCTCACGGCTCACGGCTCGACCGGCTCACGGCTCACGGCTCGACCGGCTTGACCTCGACCTTGACCGGCTCACGGCTCGACCGGCTCACGGCTCGACCGGCTCGACCGGCTCGACCTCGACCTCGACCGGCTCACGGCTCGCCAGGCATCGAGCATTGTTGCAGTGCAGCATGGGGGAGCCAGGGCCTTGCGCTGGCCGTGTCGGTCACGGTATCGTTTGTAAACAATTTTTATTTTTAAAAGTATCTTGCAAGCCCTTAGCTTGCAGCCACGGCATAGGCCAAATAGGCCAAATGGACAAACGATTTCAGGCCGTGGTATAACAGCAACCATGTTCCAGTCACTCCCACTGGCTATACGACCTAGAATTCAGGCGACAGAGGCGCGTCTGGATGCTATATACAAAGCTGCATCTATGGGGTTAAAAGGGGATTCACTGGCACTGGCGTCGGGGATGCTGCCTTTAGAGTACCGGCAATTGTGCCAATTTGACCCATTGGCCGAACTAGCGGCGCAGAAGGGCAAGGCGGACAACGAACTGCGCGCAGCGCAGAAACTGAACGAGGCGTCTGAAGGCGGCGATGCCAAAGCCAGCCTGGCGATACTCCAACATCTTCACGGCTGGACGGCTCGGCAGGAAATCAGCGTGGACGTCTACCAGAAGATCAGCGTCATCACGGCGCTTGAGCAGGCGCGCGCAAGGGTAATCGAGGGTCAAGCAGTCCAAATCGACACGTAATGCAAAAGCCAATCTACACATCGGAGGACGAGCAAAAGCTGATGGTCGAGTTATGGGGCCCGCAGATATGCGACGACCCCGAGGCGTTTGTGTTGCTGGCCTTCCCTTGGGGCCAGAAAAACACCCCGTTGCACAAGTTCAAAGGCCCACGCAAGTGGCAGCGCGAGGTGCTGCGCGACATCAAGGCGCACATTGCAGGCAACAAGGGCAAGGTGCAGATGGACACCCTGCGAGAGGCCGTTAGTAGCGGGCGCGGAATTGGCAAGTCAGCCTTAGTATCTTGGCTGGTGCTGTGGATGCTGACCACCCGCATCGGCGGCAGCGTCATCATCAGCGCCAACTCGGAGTCCCAGTTAAGGTCGGTGACCTGGGCCGAGCTGACCAAGTGGGCGGCGATGACCATCAACAACCACTGGTTTGAGATCAGCGCGACTAAGCTGGTGCCGGCGCAGTGGCTGTGCGAGCTGGTCGAGCGCGACCTGAAGAAAGGCACACGTTATTGGGCCGCAGAGGGCAAGCTGTGGTCGGCGGAAAACCCCGACAGCTACGCCGGCGTCCACAACCAAGACGGCATGATGCTGATCTTTGACGAGTCAAGCGGCATCCCCAACCCCATATGGGAGGTTGGCGCTGGGTTCTTTACCGAGAACACGCCGGACAGATATTGGTTTGCCTTTAGCAACCCGCGCCGCAACGAAGGCTACTTCTTTGAGTGTTTCCACGCCAAACGGGCGTTCTGGAACACCCGCAGCGTAGACGCAAGGACGGTGGAGGACACCGACAAGCAGGTCTACGAGCAAATCATTGCCGAGTATGGCGAAGATAGCCCGCAGGCCAAGGTCGAGGTGTACGGTGAGTTCCCCGACGCGGGCGAGGATCAGTTCATTAAGCCCATGCTGGTCGAGGACGCCATGCAGCGGGAGCGGTGGAAGGACACAACTGCGCCTATAGTATTAGGTATCGACCCGGCCAGAGGTGGCGCTGACTCTACGGTGCTGGTGGTGCGCCAGGGGCGGGACATTGTGGCCATCAAACGCTACTCGGGCGAGGACACCATGACCATAGTCGGGCGGGTAATCGACGCAATCGAGGAATACAAGCCGATTTTGTCGATTATCGACGAAGGCGGGCTTGGGTACGGCATACTTGACAGACTAACCGAGCAGCGTTATAAGGTGCGAGGGGTGAACTTTGGCTGGAAAGCCAAAAACTCTATTATGTGGGGCAACAAGCGGGCTGAGATGTGGGGAACCATGAAGGACTGGCTGAAAACAGCGTCCGTTCCAGTTGATCGGCAGCTAAAAGCTGATCTGGTCGGCCCTATGAAGAAGCCTAACAGCAGCGGTACGATTTTCCTTGAGGGAAAGAAGGAAATGCGTAGTAGAGGGTTAGCTTCACCCGACGCCGCCGACGCACTGGCGGTTACTTTTGCCTTTCCCGTCGCGCACCGCGAGTATCGGGAGCCGACACGGCGCACAGCGTCGTCTCACGCCAGCGTAACCAACTCTTGGATGGGTAGCTAGGTGAAAAAAAGCGTATCTTTAGCGATTGGTCGAGGCGAGAAGCTCCCGGTTAGCAAGGGCGCTGGCCTGACCGCCAAGGGCCGAGCTAAATACAATGCGGCAACGGGCAGCAATCTGAAAGCCCCGGCGCCCAGCCCCAAGACTGCCGCTGACAAGGGCCGCAAAGCGTCATTTTGCGCCCGAATGTCGGGCGTGGCGGCCAAGGCTAAAGGCCCAGCGGAACGTGCAAAAGCCTCTCTTAAACGGTGGAAATGCTAATGAAACACGGACTGTACGCCAACATCAACGCCAAACGCGACCGAATAGCTGCTGGCAGCAAAGAAAAGATGCGAAAACCCGGCACGCCCGGCGCACCAACGGCCAAGGCGTTCAAGCAATCGGCTAAAACCGCGAAGAAGCGATAACATGCCCCTCGTCAAGTCACCTAGTCCAATGGCCTTCCGCAAAAACATCAAGGCAGAAGTCAAAGCAGGCAAGCCGGTCAAGCAGGCCGTTGCGATAGCCTATTCGGTCAAGCGCGAAGCGGCAAAGAAGAAGAAATAGTGGCATACCAAGATACAGGCATTAACGAGGCGGGCGCAGTCTCGTCAGGCGGCACTAAGTCCGACCGTGACAACGGCGAGATGTTGGCGACCATGCGCACCCGCCTGACGATGGCGATCAGCGCGTATTCGGACTCCCGCGAGGACGAACTGGACGACCTGCGCTTTCGTGCTGCGTCACCCGACAACCAGTGGCAGTGGCCGGCTGATGTGCTGGCGACACGCGGCTCGGTGCAGGGGCAGACGATCAACGCTCGACCTTGCCTGACCATCAACAAGCTGCCGCAGCATGTGCTGCAAGTGACCAACGACCAGCGGCAGAACCGGCCTAGTGGCAAGGTAATACCTGCTGACGACAAGGCTGACATTGAGGTAGCCGAGATATTCAACGGCATCGTGCGGCACATCGAGTATATCTCGGACGCTGACGTAGCCTACGACACCGCCTGCGACAACCAGGTCACCTTTGGTGAGGGTTACTTCCGCATCCTGACCGAGTATTGCGACGACCAGAGTTTTGAGCAAGACCTGCGGATTGGGCGTATTCGTGACTCGTTTAGCGTCTACATGGATCCGACGATCCAAGACCCCTGCGGTTCAGATGCTGAATGGTGTTTCATCAACCAAGAAATTACAAAAGACGCGTATGAGCGTGAGTTCCCCAACGCGGCAACGCTGTCCAGCTTGGCTTATGGCGTAGGTGACGGGCAATTAAACGCTTGGATCAACCAAGACACGGTGCGGATTGCCGAGTATTTCTACATCAAGCACGAATCCAAGAAGCTGAACCAATACCCCGGTGGGATGACCGCAATGGCGGGATCACCGGAGGCCAAACAGATTGAAATGATGGGTTTGGTTGCAACAAAAACCCGAGATGTGGACGTTCGGACAGTCAAATGGTGCAAGACCAACGGCTTTGAAGTGCTGGAGGAACGCGATTGGGCGGGCAAATACATTCCTGTAATCCGCGTAATCGGCAACGAATTTGAGATTGATGGCCGCATGTACGTCAGCGGTCTGGTACGAAACGCCAAAGACGCGCAGCGCATGTACAACTATTGGGTCAGCCAAGAGGCCGAGATGCTGGCGCTGGCACCCAAAGCACCGTTTATCGGCTACGGCGGTCAGTTTGAGGGTTATGAAACGCAGTGGAAAACGGCCAACATCAACAACTGGCCGTACCTTGAGGTCAATCCCGATGTGACCGATGGCCAAGGCGGCGTGTTGCCGCTGCCGGCGCGGTCACAGCCGCCGATGGCGTCTAGCGGCCTGCTGCAAGCCAAAGCAGGCGCCGCCGACGACATTAAGAGCGCAACTGGGCAGTACGACAGCAGTCTAGGTGCCACCAGCAACGAGCGTTCGGGACGGGCTATTCTGGCGCGGGAAAAACAGTCCGACACCGGCACATACCACTACGTTGACAACCTGGCGCGCGCCATTCGCTACGCAACCCGGCAACTGGTGGATCTGATTCCGAAGATATACGACACCCAGCGCATCGCGCGGATTATCGGCATGGACGGCGAAACCGACCAAGCTATGATTGACCCGACGCAACCGATGCCGGTCAAGAAAATTCAGAACGAGCAAGGCATCGTCATCAAGAAGATTTACAACCCCAATGTCGGCAAGTACGACGTTGCGGTAACTGTTGGCCCAAGCTACATGACCAAGCGGCAGGAATCGCTCGATGCCATGAGCCAACTGTTGCAAGGCAACCCGCAACTGTGGGCTGTGGCCGGCGACCTGTTCATCAAGCACATGGACTTGCCGGGCGCGCAAGAGATGGCAAAACGCTTTGCCAAGACTATTGATCCCAAGCTGCTGTCTGACGAGGACGATCCGGCACTGCAAGCGGCCAACCAGCAGATGCAGGCAATGGGTCAGGAAATGCAGCAGATGCACCAGATGCTGCAAAACGTCAGTCAGTCGATGGAAGCGCAGACGCTGAAGGTCAAGGAGTTTGACAGTCAAGTCAAAGCATACGACGCAGAGACTAAGCGTATCAGCGCGGTGCAGGCCGGAATGTCGCCAGAGCAGATTCAAGACATTGTTATGGGAACCGTCCACGGCATGATTACTTCGGGCGATCTGATTAACGAGATGCCAGGGCGTGACCAAGACATGATGCCTCAAGACATGATGCAGAACATGCCTCACATGCAGCAGATGCCGCCGGACATGCAGCAGATGCCGCCGCCTGAAATGATGCCTATGGAACAAATGCCGCCACCGCAAGGGATGCCACAGTGAAATGCACCGACTTTATGGGGATGCTGTTTTTAGCGCGAGATGTAGCGCACAGCGTCCATCTCAACACCCGCAGTTACTCCAAGCACGTAGCCTTGAACATCTTCTACGAGCGTATCGTAGGTGCTGCTGACGACTTTGCCGAAGCCTACCAAGGGCGGCATGGTCTGATTGGCCCTATCTCGCTTATGTCGGCTAAGAAAACAGCCAACATCATCGAGTTTCTGGAAGATCAGTTGAAGGAAATTGAAGCGTGCAGATATGAGGTGGTGGATAAGTCGGACAGTTCGCTGCAACAACTCATCGACAATATCGTAGAAGTCTACTTACGCACACTCTACAAACTCCGATTCTTAGCTTGAGGTCAATCATGTCAGCCAACTACAAAAGTATCAGCGCAACGAACCAAGTAAAGGTCGGCTTTACGGTCTTGAAAGGCATCTTTGTTAGCGCCGCAAGCTCAACGCCAACTATCACCGTTTACGATTCCGGCACCGCCGACACCAATGACCCGACGATATTGGGCGTGTTTACACCCGCAGCCGCAGGTAATTATCTGTTTACCAATAATGGCATAACGGCAAGCAAAGGGCTGTACGTGGTCATATCGGGAACAGTCGTAGCAACCATCATTTACGAATAACCGCACTGGCGCGGAACGCCAGGGATTCCAAGGAATCAAGCCATGTCTGAAGAAGTAATAGCGGAAGTACCCGCGCCGGAACAGGTAGCTACGGCAGCACCTGAAACTGAGATAGCAGCGCCGGAAGCAGCGCCCGAAGTTGAGTCCAAGACCTTTACCCAAGAGGAAGTGGATGTAGTTTTCAGCAAGAGGCTTGCGCGAGCACAACGTAAGT